TTTTATCAATCCACGTACTTATATTTGAACCTGAACTATATGTAAATGTTGATGAATCTGCTGCATCGAGCCACAACTGTAATCCAGCAATCTGTGATGGTAGAAATTTATTGTTCTGTACAGCACGACGCATAGGAATAATAGGAATAACTGGAGCATTCACAAAGGTCAAGTAGGAACCTGGGGCGTATATATTTTGTGTACTAAGAACTGAAGTGAGTTTCCATTTCTTTGCTAAATACGCTTCTACTTGTTGCCGCTGTGTAGTTGATAACGCAGTATTATAACAAATGACTTCTGAAATGAATCCTTGCCAAATGCGATCTGTGAATGAACGATCCACGCCAAATCGAAGTCCACGAAGATTTACTGCTGTGGCCGAAAGTGTTCTAACCACAAAAGAACTCTGTATAGTTGGAAGTGCAGTATATGTTTGTGTGCCATTTAGAACTGGAGTTGTATAGGTATTTCCTACAGCATACCAATTTGTAGTACCCGAATCACCAATAAAAATCACACCACCTCCAAGTCCACCATCACTATTCACTGAAGTTGTTACAAATCCATTATAATTATTAAAGGTTGAACCACCAGTCCAGACACCTACAGCAAACACTTCTTGCCAATTATTTTGTGCAGAACCTGGATCATATCCAAAAAAGTTTGTGCCAATATTGATACCTGGAAGGCCATTTACTGCAGTTGTTGAGTACGCAGAACCAGCACTTGTAAAGGGGAAGTTTGATACAGATTTATCTTGCCAGGTTGTGAGGCTTGTTCCATTTGCGGGACGGATGCCTGTTCCGTTTGGATCTGCTCCATCAAGCCAAAGAATGCAGCCTGAAAAAATGCGCGGGTCAAACTCAGGACTACTCTGTGCATAACTCAAAAAAGGGTACGGAACAACTGGATAGATCGGTGGATCTGGATTCACAGTTGCATAGGGGTGACTTGGATTTAAGGAACCCTGAAGACCCCATTTCCACGCAAGGTAGCCCTCAATTTGTTGCTGTTGAGTTGTGCTAATAGTTCCAACATAGACAAGCACCTCGGCAATTTCTCCATTGATAGCATATCCACTTCCTACGCTAGTTGCAGATCCAATATTGAAGGTTGTGCTTGTCTGGGGCTGTGAAGAGGTTGCTGCTGTGCCTGAATATCCATTCACACTACAGAGCATTGCATTGCTCCTAATTGTACCCGATTGAACAACATATCTATTAAACGTAATTGACCCAGTAAAGGCATAGTCGGATTCAGCACCAGCAACACCCCATTCAAAGAAATTATATTGTCCATTACAACCCATTCCAAGTCCTGGTGTTGTTGTTCCACCAAGAGTCATAACAATACCCGAATTATTTGTATATTGAATCCAAACTGCAAAATAGGCTACATCTCCTGATCCAAATGTGCTTGAAAATGTTGTTGTTAGCATTGCGGAATTAAATACAATACTCGGTAGGTTTCCAGTTGCTTTTGCTTTATAGGTGGGTGTTCCACTAAAAGAGATTGTTTTTCCTGTTCCACTCTTATCCGACCATGATGTAAGATTTGCTCCTGAAACTCGATAACTACTCGTATCTGCCGCATCAAGCCAAAGTTGACATCCTGAAATCTGTGTAGGAGTGAATGGGGCGGTAAGTTTTTGCCCAGATGCAGTAAAGGGAATGTTGCTACCCATCTATCTATTAAAATGTAAAAATCTGGGGCTGCTGGACTCGGGTTCCGCCAATGACAAATTGGTTGAAGAAGAAGAGAGAGGAACTTACAAAGACATTGTTGCCCACGGGTGCACTGCTCGGCGAGTTGAAGGTTATGGAACTTGTAATTAAATTTCCTGTCGACAAGGTTAAGAAACTACTAATCTGTGTCGAGAGGTAGCCTACTGTTCCAAGACCTATCACTGTGGAGCCGAGTTGTGTTTGGAGATAACTCGTGGATACGAGTGTAGCCAAATTGGCTGTGGAGACTAGATTTGCTAAGTTCGCAGTCGAAATATGGCTAGCCAAGTTGGCCGTGGACACTAGGTTCGCTAAGTTCGCAGTCGAAATATGGCCAGCCAAATTGGCTGTGCTGACTAGGTTTGCCAAGTTCGCTGTAGAGACAAAGCCATATCCACCCAAATTAGTAATTGCACTTGATATATATCCAGTTGTTCCCAAACCGATGACGGTACTTGTAAGATTTGCCTGTGTTAAGAAACTTACACCTACAATCAGACTTGTTGATATAATTGGCGCATAGACTATTCCTGTATTCACTTGGTAACTACTTACTACAGCAGCGCGTATTGCTCCAAAATCAGCCCAACCATTTCCATCGCCGAAGGTCAATTGGTCAATTGTAAGTGATGAAATATACGCAGTATTGCCTGTTGCGCTAGAGAAAAACAGAGTTGATATATTAGCACTTAATGTCGTGAAGGCGCGAGAATAACCGAATGTTGTCGAGAGGAATTGCGAACTACTAATATATCCTGCTGTACCAAGACCTATTACAGTACTTGTAAGATTTGCACTACTAATAAGTCCAGTCAGATTAGCAGTTGAGACTAGATTTGCTAGATTTGCAGTTGAGACTAGATTTGCTAGATTCGCAGTTGATATTAAGCCAACTAGATTGGCGGTGGATACATGGCCTGCCAAATTAGCAGTTGAGACAAGATTGGCCAGATTGGCTGTGCTCACTAAGCCGAACCCTCCTATATTTGTAAGAGCACTTGATAAATAGCCGGCTGTTCCCAAGCCAATGACTGTACTTGTAAGTGCCGTATTCAGATAACTTGTTGAGACTACATTAGCCAAATTGGCTGTAGAGACCAGATTCGCCAGATTTGCCGTTGATACATGACCTACAAGATTTGCAGTTGACACTAAATTCGCTAAATTGGCTGTGCTAACAAAGCCAAAGCCACCAAGGCTGGGAATACTTGAAAGATATCCTGCTGTTCCTAATCCTATAATACTTGATGTAAGTGCATTATTTAGTGTTGGTGTGCTAATAAATCCAGATGTGTAATTAGCATTTCCTGATAAAATTAGCGTAGCATTAAAGTAAGTTCCATCTCTCAAAATAGTATTTGTTGGATTTCCATTATATGCAGTAAAATATACACCTTCAGTTGTTCCATTGAGTTGAACCATTGTTGTAAGTGATTGACTTGTACCTGACGTGGTTGTTGAAGGTAAAAAAGTTTGTGCAATAGCAAGAGATGGCCCTGTAGGGGTTGGTGTTTTATGTATTTGAATATTAACCTGTTGAATTTGACCTGTTGTTGTAGGAGTATTCCACCAAACTTGATAATTAACCAAGTAATAACCAGCCACAGTGGGTACTAATGTAGAGGTTATTGGATTCCACCAGTTTTGAGGATCATAGGTTGGAACCTGTGAAGCCGATCCTGAGACTACAAATCCAACTATGCTATCAGTTCCTGTAGTGATTGTTTGATTTACAGGAAGAGTTCCTTGTGCAACATAACCACTTGGAGCAAGTGTTGTAGTTGTTGAAATTGAATTTATTTTATTATAAAGTCCAAGGCTTGTAGATAAGAGTTGCGATGTTGATACATAGCCTGCTGTGCCGAGGCCAGTAATAGTTGAGGTTAGTGCTGTATTAAGATATGATGTACTGACTAAATTAGCCAAATTGGCTGTAGAAACAAAACCTCCAAGGGTAGGAATACTTGAAAGATAGCCTACTGTTCCAAGACCTATAACTGTTGATGTAAGTGATGTATTTAGAAAAGAGGTTGATACTAAGTTGGCTAAATTAGCAGTAGAAACGAATCCTCCAAGGCTGGGAATACTTGAGAGATAGCCCAATGTTCCAAGTCCCGCGACAGTTGAATAGAGACTCGTTGATGAGAGATACCCTGCTGTTCCAAGGCCTGCTACAGTTGAAAAAAGACTCAGTGATGAGAGATAACCAGGACTTGAGCCTCCAATTTCAACAACTGAAATGACTGGACTTGTTGTTTCGCCAAATCGATAATCACCTCCAGCTAAAGTACTTACTTTTAATGAATATGTGTAACTTCCAGCAGGAACTGCATCAATCCATGTAATTCCAAAAGGACTATTTTCACTTGCTGCAGATCCTTCAAAGTTATTTTGACCTCCAATCGCAGTTGTACCTCTATAAAGTTGTATAATACCCCATCCACCTGGTGTTGTATTTTCAGCGTCACCTGTTGCAATAACCTGAACTGGATTTCCTCCTGTTGTAATTGTTGCCGATACGACTGTATAGGGAAAAGGTCCTGCTAAAGGCACGGTTATTCGTGAACCCACTGTATTTTGTGCATAATTTGCAATTGAAGTTCCTCCTGTTGACATTGAGTTTATTTTATTATAAATTCCAATAGTTGTTGATAGTAATTGTGATGTCGATACATATCCTGCTGTACCAAGTCCAATCACTGTACTTGTAAGTGATGTATTGAGATATGAAGTGGATACTACATTGGCGAGGTTTGCTGTGGAAACTAAGTTTGCTAGGTTTGCTGTGGAAACTAAGTTTGCGAGATTGGCTGTACTCACCACAGATCCCCATACAATTGTAGAAATATATCCAAACGTTCCAAGGCCAGTTATTGTACTTGTTACATCTGCTTGTACAATATTTGTCGCTGAAGTCTGTATCTGTTGATAGAGACCCAGTGAAGTGGAGAGAAGTTGTGAAGTGCTTGTGTAGCCGAAGGTACCAAGACCCTGAGCCGTCGAGGCAACTGCATAGGTGAGTCCAAGTGTAGAGACAAATCCTGCTGTACCAAGACCAATCACTGTACTGGTGAGTTCTGTAGGATCAATGAAACTGCTAATATATTGACTTAGACCAACACTTGTAGACAAGAGTTGTCCACTTGAAATATAGCCGGCCGTACCAAGGCCAATGACTGTAGAGCCAAGTTGTGTAGTTAAGTAAGTAGTGGAGACTAGATTGGCCAAGTTGGCTGTACTCACAAACCCTCCAAGACTAGGAATACTTGAGAGATATCCTGCTGTTCCAAGACCTATTACAGTTGAACCGAGTTGTGTTTGTAGATAAGTAGTTGAAACTAGATTAGCCAAGTTTGCTGTACTTACAAACCCTCCAAGACTGGGAATACTTGAGAGGTATCCTGCTGTTCCAAGACCTATTACAGTTGAACCCAATTGAGTGGCCAAATAGGTTGTCGAGACTAAGTTTGTTAAATTGGCTGTAGATATATGATTTGCAAGATTTGCAGTGGAGACTAGATTAGCCAAGTTGGCTGTTGAGATATGATTTGCCAAATTGGCTGTTGATATATGATTTGCCAAATTGGCTGTGCTTACCACTGATCCCCATACAATTGTAGAAATGTATCCAAATGTTCCAAGACCTGTAATTGTTGAAGTGACATCCGCTTGTACAATATTTGTCGCTGAAGTCTGTATCTGCTGATAGAGACCCAGTGAAGTGGAGAGAAGTTGGGATGTACTTGTATAGCCAAAGGTACCGAGACCTTGCGCAGTTGAGGCTACTGCATAGGTGAGTCCAAGAGAGGATACAAAGCCCGCTGTACCAAGACCAATAACAGTACTTGTAAGTTCAGTTGGATCAATAAAACTGCTAATATATTGACTAAGGCCAGCAGTCGTTGATAGGAGTTGTCCACTTGAAATATAACCCGCTGTACCAAGACCTATTACTGTAGAACCGAGTTGAGTTGCTAAGTAGTTCGTAGATACGAGCGTAGCTAGATTTGCAGTTGAGATGAGACCAGAAAGATTTGCAGTACTCACTAATCCAAACCCTCCAATATTTGTCAATGCAGTTGAAAGATAACCGGCCGTTCCTAGACCAATCACAGTTGACGCAAGTTGTGTAGCCAAATAATTTGTTGAGACAAGATTGGCCAAGTTGGCTGTACTCACAAGACCGCTAGGAATAATTGCATTTGTTGCTGAAGACAAATATCCTGCTGTTCCAAGACCAATTACAGTGGATGTAATCGCATAATTCATGAAAGAAGTCGATACAATATTGATTAATGCAGGACCTGTATAAGGAGCCAAGCCACCAATCACTTGAATCTCAAACCATGGATAACTACCAGCCACTGAGAAGTCTGTATTATTTCCTAATTGTGTGACAGAGTTATTATTAACAACTATAAATGCTACAGTTGTCGTTACAGAAGGAGAAAAGATATATTCTGATTCTGAACCACTTGCTGCAAAGGCTGCTCCATTTGTAGGGGCATAATAGGCTTGAAGAGAGCCTACCACACCTACTCCTATGTTACTCCATTGCATTGCAATACTTCCACCTGACGCTTGAAGATTTGGAACAGATCCAATGAGACGATAGGTCCTATTTGCTGCAAGTGTAATCACACCTGTCCCTGTATTTAGAGAAATATCACCTCCAGCCGATGCATCCACCTGTGTAAATACAACATTACAGCCTGCGGTAATATTTGTAGTTTGGGCTGCAGATCTGGAGCCACGCATAAAACTTGCTTGTAGAGCGGTCGATAGATATCCTACTGTTCCAAGACCAATAACAGTCGATGTAAGTTGCGATTGGAAATAAGAAGTGCTAACTAGATTTGCGAGGTTTGCTGTACTGACTAGATTTGCTAGATTTGCTGTACTGACTAGATTTGCAAGATTTGCGGTGCTCACCACTGAACCCCAGACAATTGTAGAGATGTATCCAAAAGTTCCAAGGCCTATTATTGTACTTGTTAGGTTAGACTGTTTAATATTTGCAGGAGAATTCTGTATCTCTTGATAGAGACCCAAACTCGTACTCAGTAGTTGTGATGTACTTGTGTAGCCAAATGTACCGAGGCCTTGTGCAGTAGAGGCGACCGCAAAGGTGAGTCCAAGAGAGGAGACGAAACCTGCTGTACCAAGTCCAATGACGGTGCTGGTAAGTTCAGTTGGATCAATAAAACTACTTATATATTGACTCAGGCCAACACTTGTTGATAAGAGTTGCCCACTTGAAATATAACCCGCTGTTCCAAGCCCTATTACTGTCGAACCGAGTTGTGTTTGGAGATACGTTGTTGAGACCAGATTTGCTAAGTTAGCTGTTGAGACTAGATTTGCCAAATTGGCTGTTGAGACTAGATTTGCTAAATTGGCTGTTGAGACTACGTTTGCTAAATTGGCTGTTGAGACTACGTTTGCTAAATTGGCGGTTGAGACTACGTTTGCTAAATTGGCTGTTGAGACAAGATTTGCTAAATTGGCTGTACTTACTAGGCCAGTTGCATTAATTGATGCACTTGCTGATGAGAGATATCCTACTGATCCAAGACCAATTACAGTGCTTGTAAGGTTTGCTTGCGTCAGGAAACTGACGCCAATTAATTGACTAGTTGAAACAGTTGTTGCATAGATAATTCCTGTATTAATCTGGAGTGTACTAACAGCAACTGCACGTAAAACTGCAAAATCCGACCAACCATTTCCATCTCCAAAAATCAATTGGTCAATTGTAAGAGTTGAAATGTATGCATTACCACCTGTAGCAGTTGAAAAACGTAGACTGGAAACACTTGCATTCTGTGTAATAAAATTCTGCGAATATCCGTATGTGGTTGATAAGAGTTGCGAACTTGAGATATATCCTGCAGTACCAAGTCCAATTACAGTACTTGTAAGATTTGCACTACTAATAAGGCCTGCTAGATTGGCAGTTGAGACTAAATTTACAAGATTTGCAGTTGACACATGACCTGCAAGATTTGCTGTAGAGACTAAATTGGCTAGATTTGCTGTGGAGACTAAATTGGCTAGATTTGCTGTGCTAATAAAGCCACCTAGACTAGGAATACTTGAAAGATATCCAGCCGTTCCAAGACCAATAACTGTTGAACCGAGTTGTGTTGCTAGATAGGAGGTACTCACTAGAGTTGCCAGATTAGCAGTCGATACATGACCTGCAAGATTTGCTGTGCTAATAAACCCTCCAAGGCTAGGAATACTTGAAAGATATCCAGCCGTTCCAAGACCAATAACTGTTGAACCGAGTTGTGTTGCTAGATAGGAGGTACTCACTAGAGTTGCCAGATTAGCAGTCGATACATGACCTGCAATATTTGCTGTGCTAATAAAGCCACCTAGACTAGGAATACTTGATAAATAGCCTGCCGTTCCAAGGCCAACGACTGTTGAACCCAGTTGTGTTGCTAGATAAGAGGTACTTACTAGAGTTGCTAGATTGGCAGTACTGACTAGTCCAAACCCCCCTAGATTAGTAATGGCACTTGAAAGATATCCCGTTGTTCCAAGACCAATCACTGTACTTGTAAGGTTTGCTTGTGTCAAGAAATTGACACCAATAATCTGCTGAGTTGAGATAATGGGTGCATAGACAATTCCTGTATTCACTTGATAACTGCTTACTACTGTTGCTCGCAGTGCACCAAAATCTGCCCAGCCATTTCCATCACCAAAGGTTAATTGGTCAATTGTTAAAGAAGAGATATATGCATTATTTGCCGTTGCACTAGAAAAATACAGAGTTGAAATATTTGCACTCAATGTTTTAAAGGACTGAGAATAACTGAAGGTTGTTGATAGAAATTGAGCAGTTGAAATATATCCTGCTGTTCCAAGACCTATTACAGTTGAAGCAAGTTGTGTTGTTAGATAACTAGTTGAGACTAAATTAGCCAGATTAGCAGTTGATACGAGACCACCTGGTAGTACTGCGGTAACAGTAG